AATTAGAAGGAATAATAATTAAAAATCGTAATAATTTTATAAAAAAATTATTTCGTAATTAAAGGTGGAATCTCATGTCTATGAGGTAAAACTTGCCCCATCTTGGGCAAAACGAGAACATCCTCACATAAAGAGTAGAAAACAGAATTTTTAGCAAATTCAATTCCAGATTTTTTTAAAGCTCCACATTCTTTTAGACGAGCAACGTGCCAAGATAATTGTTTATCTTTTAAATCTTGCTCCTTTAACTCAATCCATTTATCCGCTATTGCTTTGCATCTTTTTTGTAAGGAATTATCAAGAGGAATAGAAAAAGTAATACTAAACCCCCAATTTAAACTTGCGGAATCTTTTTGGCCTGTTCTTATGCTTTGGTGATACAAAATATTTCCGTTATCATCATATACAGGATTTTCATACCAATATTCCTTCGGATATTGTTGTTGATGACTGTCAGTAAGAAATGGAGAAGCTGTAAGCATAGGTCCCTGACATACAATGCCGTTCCCATACTGGTTCTGGATCATATTTCCCTGAAGGCTTTGGATTGCCATATTTGTCACAGAACCACTCGAATTGGCTACTGGAGCTGCAGTTTGAGAACTATTAGCTAATACCTTTAAAGGGTTTAAAGCAAGGATTATTGAGAGAACGTAGAGGTAGTTTCTGTAACGCTTTCTACCTGAGTTGTTCTGGTGATGTTTGTAATATTCGATAGGCCGGGTCCCTGATAAACTTGGTTCAGTTGAAATGGCGCACCTGCATTTTGAATAGTTACGTTTGGCATCGTTGATAAGTCTGCTCCTGTCCATGAATAAGTTGTTCCATTTACTGTTTGATTAATAGTGGTGGGATTAGGCAACATAGTTGAACCATCAATTTTTAGGTTAGTTCCAGTAATTGATAGAGTATGGCCTGTGTTGTAGTCAGTCGAAACTATGCTCTCCGTAATATTTTGAGTAGTTCTTGTTACTGCTGACATACTTCCGCTAGAGAAATTAGGGACGACAGGTACTGCTATAACTGCCTTTTTAGGAATTACCAATATTAATAAAAACAATAAAAAACGAGTCATTCTAATCCACTACTGACTCGACTATTGTTTGCGCTGTGCAACTAGAACCTGCTCCCATAGTGCCGCTACAGGTATGAACTCCTGAACTTAATGAAGTTATGGTTCCGCCAGAAACTCCTCCACTTCCTGTGAGAGTTATTCCAAGAGAAGGTAGGGCTGGTACAACTCCTCCAGTAACAGTAGTAGCACTTTGCACAGCGTCTCCTACTGTCAGACTTTCAGTCATGCTATAAGCAGATCCTGCAGTGGTCACAGCAAAATCTGTGTCCACTATTGCCGGAACTCCCGAAGTGACACTATCAGCCGTCAGACCTCCAATAGCCCCAGAGGTTGTAGTTCCAGAGACAGTCGTACTCGGAGTAATGTTGTTTCCTGTAACGCTGTAAGTCGTCCCGATTCTCGAAGCTGAACTATATGCAGCATCTAATTGGATCTGGGCTGAAGTTGTTATTGAGTGCTTCATGTCTGCAAGCGTTTGAACAGGTGCAGCCAATAAAAGCAAAACTAGAAATTTTTTCATTCTTTTAATTTACCAGTAATAGGATCAACCTCTTTCCCAGTAATAGGGTCATTTTTCACAACTTCAACTCCGTTAATAGTTAGAGGTGTCTGTACTCTAATGATCTGTTCAGAGTTTGCTGTATTAGATTTAGCGATCATAGCTTCCATATCTTCTTTGCTTACGCCATTACCTTTGCCTTTATCTTTAGCAGTAGCAAGCCCGAAAGTGGAAAGTGCGCCTGTAAAAACCGAAGCGATGAAAGTTGGATCAAAGTTCTGTTTCTGGAATCCGGGTAAATCCACATAAGCTAGAGTTAGAATAAATCCACTCCAAACGACAATTCCAAGACGAACAGCAACACCTATAAGTGCAACCTGTTCTTCTTTGTCAGGAGTAATGTCCTCAAGCTTACCTAAAAGCCCTTTTTCTTTCTTTGAAGGCTTGGCTTCTGTTGATTTTTCTGGCATAGTTAAGAATTAATACACTTCAAGGTTATATGAATGAAATAATTGCCGCAACTATTGGAGCTTCTGTATCTATTTTACTTGTTGCAATAAACAATATGACGGCAAGAAGAGAACGAGACATTCGAGAAATCTTTAATAGACTAAACCGACTAGAAAAGGATGTAGCTGCTATACCGACAAGAAGGGATTGGCGTAATAGGTAAAAATTGTTATTCTAAAGTTGAGAGTCGCCCAAAGCTCTCTACTAGACAGTGGATAATTTATAGCCTTCAGTGTTACCCGTGCTGGAGGTTATTTTTTATGTCTAATTTTATTCATTTCTGCTTCTTCTCTTTCTCCTTTTAATTCATAATAACTAGCAAAATATATCAATTCATTATCTGTTAGCTCAGTTCTTAAACGGCTAACTGTCATTCCTAATTCGGAGGCCAGAAAAAACTCAAAATTAAGCCAGTTGTCCTCCTTTAATCTTTTTTTGCTACTTCAAGCTCAAGTTGTTCTAATGGATTTCCTTCTTTATCAACTCCGAATAAAGCAAGCTCCATTTGGTTTAAAATCTTTTCAGGCAAACGTCTTAACGAAGCAAGATCCCCTAATTGAAAACATTTTGATCCGTCTTCGTTTTCTGCCTTCTTAATAAGCATTAAAGTTGTCATCTTTATTGCATCATCAGAACCGCCTTGTCCATTAACTTCAAGTCGATCTGCCCTTGTTATTGGTTTAAAATAAAAACTAAATTTAATTTCTCCATCAACATCCAGCTCAAACTTTGTCCTTTGATTTGCGTCAAAAGACTCTGTAAGAATGTCGATTGCTCTTTTTTGTGTTGCAGCCATTAAGTCTAGATAATCATATTAAATTCATTCTAGACTTAAATGACCAACAAAACTAGGTTGTAACAGAGTTAGTGATTGCCCCACTAGCTTGGAAGTTAATAGAACAAGTCTGAACTTCGTTTGTTGTTGCTCCAAAATCAACACTTGTGACTATGCCACTGAAAATAATTTTTCTTGTGCCATCAAAATAGAGTTCAAAAGCTGCGTCAGCAGGGTCAGAAGCAGTCAAAGCTTCAACTATAATTTCTCCAGCTCCAGAAGCAGCCGCAGGTGCTTCGTAAAGCATTTCAAGAGAACCGCTTCCAGAAGTTAATCCGCCAATAAAAGACTTTGCGGTGTCTCCTAGTTTAGTTGTCTCGTAAGTTTCTTTTTCTTCGGTAAAGCTCCAGTTTGTAACTCCAGCAACAGCAAGAGCAGTAGCCGCACTGTTTTTAAATTTCACTGAGCCTTCCTGTCCTCTAATTGCCATGATGGGTTAAGAATGAAGGTTTGTTTTAAGTTTAACTGCTAGATGCAGTTTTGTTTTCGGTTTTTGTATCTTTTGTTTTAATACTTGCTTGTTTAGCTTTAAAATGTTGCTCGCAACGTCCATCCCAATAGTTTTCAAGACGGACTCCTTTCACTGCTTCTATTGAATCCAGCATTTCTTCAGTAATTTTCATTTAAAGAGCCTCAAATATATTAAAGGTAACACGGATTTGTGTTTGAAAATATCCCTCAGGATTAGAATTTTCTAAAACTTGAGGACCTATAGGCGAATCAAAAGAAACACCCGAAACGATAATCCTATTATATAAATCCCGAATCCTTTTTGCCAAAGTGAAATTAGCTCCTGCTCCTTTTCCTTTTGGAGTGAAAATATTTATAGATACAACTCCAGCAATATCATTCGTAGATGAAGTCGCCCCTCCTAACGTTTGATAAACACTATCCCCAAAACTAACTAAACATTGACACCAAGAAGAGTTAGGAGTTGGGGAATAAGCACTATTTTGAAAAACAACTGGAGTAGTTGGAGATCCATTTAACTCTGTTTGAAGTCTAGCTTCAATCGTTGCTCTGATCGTATTTAAATTAGCAGCAGCCATTAGAGATCCTTTTTAACAATAGATTTCCAAAATTGCTTGGAAATTCCTTGCATTTCTTTAGCAACCATTTCAAACCAGTTCGGATCTACTTGCTTTGAATGTCCTTGATAACATAAAGGTTCTGCATAAGGAAGATTATTATGAATATGGTAAGTGTTATTTGCTTTAATATTTTTTGGATTAATGCCTTGAGGAGGTCTAATTTGTCTCCCATACTTTCCTTCAGGTGCAGGTTGTCCGTCACTTGTATTTTCTCCGATCTGCCAACTAACAGCAAAACGGCCAGTATCTACAGGACTTCCTTCTTTTACTAATTTGTCAGCTTCCAAAACAACAGCACGAACTAAGCGGTCTATTTTCTTCTCAGAATACCAACCAATTTCATCAATAGGAACTTTGTCTGTCATGCTCTTAAATACAATTCATAGCTAAGATTAATTCCGCCTTGCTCTATAATTTTAACTCTAATTATTTGGTGGGTAACACTTGAACTAACGATTTGATCAGATGTAGAAGGAGTAAAAGTTAGAGACTCAGCAGGAATAGTGCATTTCCTATCATCAGCCTGTACTAAGTCATTTACTTCTCTAAGGTTTACATCTTCAAAAACACCTTTTAATGCTGTATCGCTATAAGATTCAGTAATTTCTCCAGAAGTTGCGTTATAACTACTAGCCGTCACTTTTCTATAAGTAACAGAAGTACCAATTCCGGGGATATCCCAGACCTTTTCTACCAAATTCCTTAATGAAGTATTAAAGGCCATTAAACCCTATATGCAATAAGTGAACCAGCACTTGTCTGAGTGATGCTAGTAAAAATTCCTTCTATTTCTGTACTTGCTTTTAAATCAATTCCAGAAACAGTTGAAGATCCATTTTTAGTGACATTTGGAGAAACCAACGTAACAGTCGAATCTGTTAAGCAAGTGATCTTTCCAAATCGCCCAGTATGAGCGGCTGTGTCTGTGATAATTAGTGCTGCTGGATAGTTGTTGTATCCCATGAGATTAACTCCGTTTGATTGCTACGTTGCCGGGTCCGCTTATTCTAAGACCTGTCATCATTCTTTCATACAATGGAGGAACACGATCTGCTCCAACTTGTCCATAAAAAGTAGGCTCGACAGCGACCCCTCCAACTCCAACTCGTTTGTAATCTTCCAAGCCTGAAAGACCTAAACCAGCCTTATTGTTGTTTAAATAAGCGGCTAATATTGCCTGTGCTTTTTTTATTTCCTCTGGAACTTCAGTATCAGTATAATAATCAGTTGTAATCCTAAAAGGAAAACCAACCATATAAGTATTGATATGAGTATCAGGTTTTTTCACTCCAGTTCTAGGCCATTGCATTGACTGAGTGTCAGTTGCTCTCGCTCCTAGATACCTTTCTCGATCAGTCCTAATGGCAGAAGTATATAAAGCACGATTTTTCTGGTCTGTAGTTGCAGATGCCCACGCTGTTACGTCATCATCTTCAATTAAACCTTCAATAATGCTATCTGCTGTTGCGACTGTTAGATAAGAGTTTGCGTTTGCTGCTCCTATTGTTGCCACTATTGTTATCGCCATCTTTTGATTTGATCTTTTGTTTAGGTTTAGGAACAGGAATAGAGGCCACCTGTCTAGCAGCCTCTCTTTCCCTTGCTCGCCTAAATGCGAATAATCCCATTAGTGAGCAGAAGTTACGCCTGAATAAACAGTAATAGCTTCAGATCCGCTTGCATATGCTGTAACTCGTCCTAAGAAAGAACGTGTTGCTGCTGCTGCTGCAGTATTTGTGTTATCACTATCAAGAGTAACGCCTGTACCTCCAGCCAAAGTCATGGCGTGAGTAGAAGCAGCTTGATTTCTCAAAGTGATTGAGAAAGTTGTACCAATACGAACACCTGAACCAATCTCAGCAATAATTGCTGCGGCTGTTGCAGTTGTAACTGTTTTAGCACCTGTAGGTGTCATTACTACAAGACTGTTAACAGATTCGGCTGCTGTCAAAGTAGTGTCAGCATCAGATGCTGCTACTAATTCAACGCTTGAGTTCTCCCTGCCAAAAACAGGTTTCTCTAGTTCAAAAATTGAAGACATAATTAATTACCTCTTAATCCTGAGCAGATACATTAGTCGCTCTCACGATACCAATGTTCTTTGTTTCGTAGACCTTCGACCAGTTGGCTACAGTTCCTAAAACAGTACGATTTGGGTTAGTTGTTGTAACTGCCCATTTTGTACCGACTGGATGATATGTGTAATGAAGATCAACAGCCATTGCGTTTGATTTAGCAAGGATGTCTCTATCTGTCTCCATTGTCATTCCAGCTTGCTCACCTGAAGCAATAGCTCCGGGTGTAAAGAAGTAAGTGGAATACTCTGTACTTGCTCCAGATCCTGCTGTAGAAACGTCATCTGAAACAATAACTCTCAAACCACAGTAAGTAGGAACAGTTCCGTTTCCACCATAAGCAGGAGCTATTGAACCACCAGAAGCAGTTGCACCAGCATTAGTATCACCAGCTACAACATAATCAACAAGCTTACGCTCAACTAAGTCATAGTAAACTTTTGAGTGCATACAAACTGCAGAAAGCTGATCTCCAGCATCTCCAAGAATTGATTTAGCCTTAGCAACGTGCTTAGGACTTAAACCTGTTGGACTGTCTCCACTTTCGGAATCAATACAGTTAGCAAATAAAGCAGAGTTGCTGTCATTTGCATTGATTGAACCAAAAACGCCGTCAAGACAAGCAAGTAGATCTTTTTGTCTTTGGTTTGCAATAAAAGCACCAACCTTCTGACCAATAGCAGCCATAGGATCAGCACCAGCAGCCAAAGCTGTTAGATCTCTTGATTCCCAAGCTTTACCTCTATGAAGGATAACTCCAACCTGCTTATCAGCTTGGATTTTGCCGGGTGTTAATGAAGTGCTATCTGTTAAAACTTCGAAATCTCCAGAAAGGTTTGCTTTCCAGAAAGGGACGTTCACGAAATCCCCACCATCTGTTGCATTAAGCTCAGCCATTGGCTGCACCACACCGCTTGCCAAAAAGGCGTCACGCTGAGTTGTTTGCTCAAGAACGTATGGCGTAAAAATTTCAGGAATTATAACGTCCGACCTTAATGTGGCCATAATTTAATTCTAAAAAATTGATTTACAGTATGGGCATAACCCTTTGGCTCGGCATAACTTCGCCTATTGCTTAAT